GTCCAATCCACGCTGCCGTTCCATGTGGTCTATCTGCTTCGGGTTGCATGCATAAAACGAGCGCGAGATAGACCACAAAGAAAGGGTAACCTTTCTAAGTATTATTAATTTACAATTCCCCAATCGTCAGCTAGAACATCTGTCTGAGAGGCTAACCAAGGAACGATTTGATTGTCTGCAGTCTTCATATCAATATGGGCATGATATTTAACTTCAGTCCCTTCGGGATAGATTCCTAATAGAGGAGCTCTATTAACTTTGAATGTTGATCCTGGCACAAGAAATATAAACATTCCCTTGCCGTTCCATCCATCTCGTGATACTTTATTACCTTGTTTTAATAGATTTAATGCTTCTGAAAAATTCATTTTTAATTTCCTTTTATTGTTTCTTGTATTATATATCAATAAATCTATACACTAAACGGATACTTGATAGCTGGGTGATGCTGATAATTCTCTACAGTCACATCATCTAGTGTAAATATTGTTTCTACATCCTCTAAAGTCTTAATACGAGGATTAATAGTCATCGTAGGAGGGTCAAAAGGAATTCTAGAAGCCTCCACTTGTGCAAGTTCGTATTGATCTTCATAGATATGAGCATTAACAATCTTGTGATATACTTTACCAGGTTTGTTTCCTGTAATCTGTGCCATAAGTTGAAGAAAGAAATAAGTCTGAACTAAATTGAAATTTACTCCCAAACAAAAATCCGCACTCCTCTGATTACTTGTAAGATGAAGTGTTCCGTTCACCAAAGAGAATGTATGAGTATGAACACAAGGTCTTAGGCAACCCATATGAAATTCTCCAACATTGTAGAATGAAAGAATTTCTCCTCTATCATCAATTCCATTTTTTAAGTTATCATAGATTTTTTTGAGTTGGTCTATCTCTGACGGTACCTTCCTTTCAAAGGAACCTTCTTCAATTTGATCAGCACAAGCTTCTTCTATAAAATCTAATATATGACCTTCTGGAGTCTTCCAATGTCTTCCCTGAACTCCGTAAACCCTGCCCATATCATCTTCAGACTTGCGATGAGGATTATTCAGCCAAACCTTATTCTCGTTTGCATTGGCATCCCATGTAGTAGTTCCCAATGCTCTAAAATCAGCCGCAGAAGAATATCCACGAATGTATCCAACAAACTCTGCAACAGCAGATTTCCAATAGGATTTTCTTGTAGTGACTAGAGGACAATAATCAAACTCCATATCAGCATTGATAATAGTTTTACATTTCTTCCCTGTGCGTTCGTTGTATATCCATTCACCCTCATTGATGATACGATTCATTAGTTCTGTATATTGTTTCATTTATTTTATTCCGTCTCTATATTTGTAGTTATTAATAATATAATTTGCTCTTTTAATGATGTTCTCAAATCGTTCATTTGTACATCCATAGGTAGGAGATTCGCTTCCTTGTATAGATAAAAGTTCTTCTAACACATTTAGAGTTTCTGAATATTTTAGATGTAAGTCATCATCTTGCCCGAGCATTTTATTATCCTTTAAATTTTATGCATATGGTTATTAAACTTGGTTCTCTGTAAACTCTATAAACGAATGGCAAACTTCTAGAAGTAGGTCTTCTGTAAGGAATAAACCATTTATTAAATAATTGAATACCGTCATAAGCAAAAATTATCCATCTATTCATTTATTTTTGCTTTCTTAGATTGTGCAACTAAATCGTTTAAAATCTTTGCATGGGCTTGGTTGCATTTATCAACGTCTTCAGTTATATCATAAAAATCTACATTCTTTCTTTTGCATTTTTGTAAAGTGTATCCTCGTTGAGCCATGAACCAAAGAAACCAGTCTATAACATAGATCTGCCCTTGAACCCAACTAGGCTTATCGTCAGCTCCTTCATCCTCGCAATAAAACGAATGCATAATCTTAAAGATCTCTTTTTGGTCATGAAAATCTCTTAGTATTTTAGGTAGGTGTTTACCGCTTTTTGTAAATTCATAGGGAGTCATTTTGAGACCTTTCATAAGCAATAGCCTGAATGATCGCATGAAGTTCCGCCAATTCCTCTGTTCCTACTTTTTTAGGGTTAAGGAAAGGGTCACTATAAATTAATTCCTTATCTTTTCCACGCCACAGAGTGCAACTAAAACCTCCCTGCGCGTATGAGATGCCAGCATGGTCCAAATACCATCCCTCGGGTCTAATCGCCTTTAAAGCGTCTCTGCTTCGCGTAAAATCAATTTCGTTTTTATTATACGAACGATGAAGGTCAACTTCTTCCCTCAAAGCATTCATAGCATACACGGAACCATCATAATCAATTTCAATGATATGGACATCTGCTCCAGCGATATATCCTAACGTTAATATATTGATTTTATCCAGTGTTGTCGTATCATCTGGATTAACTTCTTCAATCATACTTAAAATTGCTTCATGAACTTTCATATCAATTATTTTCCTAGTCTGGTGTTAAATTCTACGAATTTTATAAAGAACTTCTTACAATAATCTATTAAAGCCCACGTCCAAAATACAGGGAATAGTATAGTTCCCGCTAAAACTACTGGAGTATTATACGGATACAACATGCAGCTGTGAGGATTGGTTCTAATAGCGATCAAGTAGTCCAATAACACAGTCAACAGTCCTATAGAAATGTATATGATACACAACTGAATAATTATAATAGTCATTTGGAACGATCTTTCTTTAGACTCCTAACTTTATCATTGTATTCAACCATCTTATAGAATCCCTGCTCTATCCTCCAACATACGATAATAACCCACCACAAAGGCCATAGAGCAATTGCTATAAAGTTTAACACTGGAACATATAAATGTCTCTGATCGTCTCTCAAATACATTAGAAATAATGTCATTACCCCTATGGAGATATAATATCCTAACAATACAATCATGTAGACCTTTCGATATATTCGTTTAGAGTTTTTAGATCATCTTCGGAGAGCTTGTAAGCATTCACAACATGAACAGAGTTGACGTCAGTAATAGAATGCTCGTTATCTTCTATGCCGTAATGTATTTGTTTATGGTTCATTACAAGAGTGAACTCCAAAGGAGGCATTTCAGATATGGTTGTTTGGGTTATATTACCATAAACCGACTGTGTAATATAAGATATCATCCACATTAGCGGTATTCCTCTCTAGTAATTCTAGTATTAATAAATTTAGCAAATTGATTCTCTACGATCACTATAAAACATCCACCACTTCTTTGGCTATATTAAGATATTGCTGAGCATATTTCCAGATTAAAGCAGCTTCATCAGCTTTAATATGGGACAAGGTATGCTCGCATGCTTCTTGATTGGATGAGGGGTACTTGTTAAGAATTTCTTCGAGTTTCTTTAGTTCACTGTTCATAGGACTACTCAGCTATTGGGCTACTGGAGGAGATAATCTTGTTGTATTCGTCCGAAGAGTACCAAATATCTCCGAGTTTAGTGTAACAAGATAACCCCACATATTTGGTTTCTCTGCCCGTAACTTCAGCATACGTCGAACAATTATACCAATCTACTACGGACGTCATTAAGATTATAACACCGAAGAGAGTACCTAAGCTTAAAGCTGCAGCAACTGCAGTTTGTATAGAATCTAGCATAATATGAACCTTCACAATAATTAAATTTAATACACATGTTATACAATTTTAGATAAAAATCAACGCTATTATGCTGCAAATTTCTTATCAATAATGGTTTTAACGTTAATATAGTCCTTGGTCTTATAAGTAGCTCCGCAACGGAATGTAATAATATACATTTGACGTTTGATATCAAAAGTTACATCTTTAATCATGAACAATTCTCCTACAAAACGTTTAAACAATAAAATCATTATAAAGCTTTCTTTCGTTAAATCAATACATATTTTTAAATATAATCCAAAATATTTAAAAAGGTATTAAACAATAAAAAAGAAGATGAAATAATCCATCTTCTTTTAAAAATACATATCGATATTAATATTAGATTATGCTTTACGCCAAACTCGGGTACCTGAAGTACCGTTGCGGGTAACGTCTTGCTTTGCAGTGATTGTATATCCTAAGCTATTAGCTGCTGGATAGATATCATTACGAAGTTCATATGGGGTTTTATCTGCAATGAAAAGAGATTTGCCTACTGCAAGTTTAGCCAATTTTAATGATGTTTTATTTGATTTTACCATCTTTTTAATAACTCCTTATTTTATATAGATGAGCTGATTTGTATTTTAATAATAGTATAAAAATTATAAATTGTCAACTATAGTTTCTAGTTCTTGTCTAGACAATGCCCCAGAAACTCTGTGAATTTCACTATCATCTTGATCTATAAAGATAAGAGTAGGGACAGCTCTAACATTCCATTTAGAAAGCTCTTCTGGGCTGTTATCAGCATCTAGATAGACAACTTCAATATTTTTATCCTTTGAGACTTCTTCAACGATGGGTCCTAACACTTTGCAAGGACCACACCAAGAAGCTTTAAACATAATAACTCTACTCATAATTATTCGAAAATTCCTATAATTTTGGATTCTTTGACGAGGATAAAATCTCCATCATCTAACTTTACCTTTTGAAACTCTCCAAGTTCAAATTGAACAACATTTCCTACAGTAACGTCGATGCATTTAGTCCCTACTGCTAGCACTGTACCAGATTGTGGAGGCCTATTAGCAACGGATTCAACGATGATCGATCCAATCTTGTTAGAAGCTTCGTCTTGTTTAATTAAAACATAATCGTTTAATGGATTAAATTTCATTCTATAGACCTGCTTGCTTTCTACGGATTTCTCTTAACATTGACCCTGTATATTTGCTGTTCTTGTTCCATCCAACAAAACGGTTAATGTTAACTTTTTTACCGCCGGGAGCATCTTGTTGACCCACAATAATCCAGTTAGTCTTCTGAGAAAATTCTTCCCAGTTTGTAACATTAAGATCCCCGTCGATAATAGGCTTCAATTGAGTTGGTTGATCTAAAGTGGTTTCTTCTTCGTTATTATTCATTTTATTAAATATCCTTTACTGTTATTAATATTAGAATTGATTTGAAATTTGTTTCTGATTCATACACATACTGTCCAGTTTGTTTCATCTTAAATGCGTCTACAAATTCATTATAGTCGATGTCCATCTCTAAGAATGATTTAGCCTTATTATAAATGTCCTCAATGTTGTTAGAAGAAAACAATAAAGCATACTTTGCAGGTATTGTAGTGTCGAATATAGTATATAAAATCATTTTATGGTTGACCTTGTATTGTTGCTGGTGGTTTTATTCTTGAAAAATTCCCGTGTTTTTCCATTTCTATGACAGATCTTACTTTAGATGTTAAATCTGTCTTGTGGCTGACTATAAACACGTTTGTATTTGGTCCACAATTCGTTAGAATATTTAGAAATTCTTCAGTTGCATTAGCGTCTAGACTACTATCGAACACTTCATCTAAAAATAATAAATTTGTATTTGTAGTATTCTTAGCCTTAGCGATTTCTCTCCAAGTTAAGAGAAGAGCATTGTCAATTCTACATTTTTCTCCCTCGCTGAAGATCATGTATTTAAACTTATCTCTATAACGAGACTGAATGACTTCGTCAAAGTTTTCATCCAATGTAAACTGAATAGGTAATCCCAAGAGATTTAAGTATTCATTGACATGGAAATTAATCTGAGGAATATACTGCTCTATGATCTTAGCTTTAATTCCATCATCTTTCAACAATTTTTGAACGATATCGTAACGTTGCTTTACCTTATCTTGCTGATCATATAACGACTTAACAGTTTGAATCTCTTGTTCTAGAATACTAAGATCAGTAAGATTCTTTGAAGTATTGTTTAGAAGTTCTGTTATATCATTTTCTATAGAAGCTTTAGAATTTGTTAAAAACTTCTTTCTAGATAGTTCATCAGCTAGTTTCTGTTTGAGATCTTGAATCAATGCAGATGCTTTGTTATTGTCTGCTATAATGACATCTAAAGCTTTAATATCCTCAGCTAATTGGTGATCTACTTCATTGTACTTACTAACGTTGCCTGTCAGGCTATTGATAACATTAGATTTATGATTAGGATCTATATTTTGCTTACAAGACGGGCAGGCATCATGAGACGTAAAGAATTCCATGTTCTCCAACTCAGTCTTGATACGACCTTCTAGAGTATATTTTAATTTTCTCTTATTGTCCCTTAGAATAGTATACTTATCATCTATCTGAGATGCTATCGAAGCTATCTGTGTAGTTAATTGATCTATCTGAGCTTCATTTCCTTCTAAATCAACCTCAATAGATTTCAGAGAGGATTCTAGAGAAGACTTTTTGACTAAAGAGTCTTGATGCTTTTTTCTCTTGTAGAAGGGAGTATTTAGATTCAAGATCCTTTAATGTCTCATTTACAGAAGACAGCTTCCCTTTCAGAAGAATATTCATAGTAGAAAAGATTTTAATATCTAGGAGATCTTCAATAACTTCTCGTCTCTTAGATGTATCCAGTTGCATAAAAGGAACGTAATTGGCAGATCCGATTAAGACAATCTGTTTAAATGCGTTTTCATTCATTCCTAAAATAATAGTTTCTAGAAACTCCTGATAATCTCTAGTATCAGATGCTTGATTGAGTAGTTTAGAATCTTCGTAAATCTCAAAGATGTTTGGTTTAATTCCTCTGATAATTCTATAGTGTTTACCCTTGGAAGTAAAATTCAATTCAACTTCAAGACCTTTACCGTTTATAGAATTTACAAGATCAGGTTTATTAATTTTCCTATAAGGTTTGCCGTAGAGAGCAAAATTAATCCCGTCCAATACCAAGCTTTTACCGGCTCCATTGGAACCTATAATCACAGTTGTTGGAGACTTATCTAAAACAATCTCAACAGGCGTATTGCCTACTGATAAGAAATTTTTAACTTTAATAGAGTGAAAATGAATCATTTTATATAACAGAAGCCTCTAAATAAAGATTGTCTAAGATTTTTTTAATTTCATCTTTTTCGAGAGTATTGTCATTAATATTATCAACATAATCATTCATAAGATCTCTAGTTGAACTGCTGGTTGCTGTAAATGATGTTGGAGTTATATTAACGTAAAGAGTTGTATCATACACTACTAAATCGATAGTATCAACCTTGTAAAGAGTATCTATAAATTTATCATATTTTTTTAAGTCGGTTTTGACAGAAACGTGAACTTGTACAAACTTCCCTTTATAATCATTATAGGGAAACGACCTTTCGTCAATAGTATTTTCATCGTAAAAAATCTTTTCAAATAAAGTATGAGGATTCCTAACAAAAGTTACTTGCTGCGTGTCCGTATCGAACACAGAGAATCCTCTAGGGCATCCATAATCCGCCCAAGAAAACTCTGTAGGGGCTCCTAGATATTTAATATTATCTTGTTCAGATGGTTGGTGAAAATGTCCAGTCCAAACCTCTTTATATTTCTTAAACAACGCTCTATCCATTCCGTGCTCATTTTTAATACCGGAATGCATCTCGAATCCTGCTAGCTCTAGATGACCATACAAGAACTCAGCATTGTCTTTTTGAACATATCTCATAAAATCATGATAGTTAGAATTATTCAACCAAGGAAGCATTGTGATATTAACTTCTTCGAATTTAAGAGTTTTAGGTTCTTCAATGATCTCTATATTATCATAAGATGTTAAAAGCTCGTTGATAGAGGATACATCATTTACGTTTTTGAAATGGACATCATGGTTCCCCGGAATCATATACATCTTAATCCCGGCAGCCTTTAGAGGATCAAAGAACATCCTTTTAGATTTTCGGAGAGATAGTATATTGATTTCCTTGCGGTCATCAAACGTATCTCCACCGTTTAATACGACCTTGATATTATTAGCCTTTAAATATGGAAAGAATATAGTATCATAGAACTTCTTCTGATAATCCTGCATCCATATAGCAGAACTTCTAGCATCAAAGTGGATGTCGTTAATCAGCGCTATCTTCATCTTCTACAAATTCCTCTATATTATAAAAAACTTCTTCATCATTTACGAAAGAATCTATAATAGCAGGAGAATCATCTACAGTCAAGCTCTCTAATTGTTTAATGATCTCTTCTTTGTCTTTCATCTTTTGTTGATGAAACTTTGTCATCTTTTTGAGAGGTTTGAACTTATCATCTACACCTTTTGTAACGTTATCGACATGTTCCTTGAGAAAATCTAGATATGTATTTGTATATTCCGCATCGTCGGATCCTTGTTGGATACTATCCATACTATCTAAAATACCAGAGTTCTTTACAATCTCTGCTTTAATTTCCTTCTGCTTTTTCTCCGCCTTTAAACGTCTTACAGCAGCAAAATAAGCTATTTGTGTGAAATATGCAAAAGGATTCATAGACTTTGCTGGATCAAATCTATAGAACGATCTGATACAATTCTCTATACCGTCCCCAATCATTTCATCTTTATACGAATAATTACAGAAATTTGGAGATTTCATTAGATTGTTGCAAATTAATAAGACAGCTTCCCCTATGTAATTAGGAAGCCTCGGCTGAGGTTTGTTGTGAAGTAGAGCTAATTCAATATCATTATAATGATCTATAATAGCATTATAGAGTTCTATATTGTTTATATAATCGTTTTTAGGCTTTCTTTTAGCAACTTGTTTTACAGGTTTGTTCATTGATTTTCTATAGTTAATTAGTTGTTATTAGTATACAATTTTATTATAGAAAATATATTATATAAACTCAACTAAAATAACTGTTGAACAATTATACTTTTTATATTATAATCATTAAGTATTTAATGAAATGGTGTAAATATCTTAAAGTTTCTTTAAAGAAATCTTATAAGATCTTCTTGGAAATAATTTCTAAACACCAGTTGACTCCTTCAAAAACCTCTATATTATATTTTTATAAGTTAAATCTATCAAACATAAATTATATAATTACGGAGAATCAAAATGACTTTAAAAGTATCACACAAAGAAAATAACGTAGTATTTTTGTCTGCTAAGACAAACCTTATGGACACGTTAGAAGAAATCTTAACATCTCCTTCTGAACAATTAATCAACGATACTTTTGAGTTCTCTGCTGAAGATTTCTACGATGAAGTTGATCCCTTGGATATTATTATAGAAGACCTTATTGCTACTAACATCTTTAGTGCAGGTGCTAATGATTTAGGGAAAGCCTGTGAATCAATAGAACTTTATTTGGGAGAGCGCCAGGCGATTATAGATTATATTCCTAACAGAAACATTTCAGGAATTAGACTGCTCGTATCTACCCCTGTAGGAGATTCCTTGATTGTTCATAATCCTGTACAATGTTCTGATATTGAATTTGGAGGTTTTATTGATCTTGTTGAGGAATAAATATCTTCGACAAAATTAACATTAGAGGATTCATCGGATGGTATCTCCAGAAATCGAATACGAGATTAAAATATTAGGAGCCTTCCCTGTGCTAACAGAGGCTTTTAATAGGTTCACTAGAGGATCTAGTGTTATAAGAGACAGATCTTATAACTTTGACACTATTTACTTGGATACTCTGGATTCTCATATCGAATCTCTAGGATACTCTCTTAGGCATAGACCTAAACAGTACCCGTTTGGAGATAGTCTTGATCTTAAACAGCTGAACGGAGAAGGAAGATCTGAAATATGTATCAGAGACGATAAACCTTTAGAGCAGCTTTACACAGAACTGAGCAAGCATTATAGACAAACACTCCCTCCTATAGATAGTTTGATAGAAACATTTACAACAAGTGTCCTCAGAAGAGAATATACAGCTCTTGTTCCTATAGCAGGAAAGCATATAACTCTTGAGGGGTCTTTGGACCGTATCAAGTATGTTAGAAACGGTAGAGTGTTTGCTGAACAGGATGAATTAGAAGTAGAAATTAAACCAGGATTCTCTATGGATCTTTCTGAGGTGTTTGATTATTCTAAAAATAAGTTGACATCTGGGCTAGATGTAGTTTATACTACAATGTCAAAAGCTTCTAGAGCTAGAGATTTTTTAAGGGGCTGAACGGATTGATTCACTGTAGAAATACAGGAGAAGACGCGGGCTCGTTACCCGCCAGTTCCACCCTCAATGTATAGGATATAAAATGACAATAATGATAGACGAATTTCTTCAATGGTTTGAAGGATTTAAAGATGGTGTGGATAGTATAAACAACAGCACTATCACTCCAAAACAATGGGAAATTCTCAAGAGAAAACTTCAACAAGTAGCTGATAGTGAACGGAAAATAGCTGTACCTCCTCAATCTCCTTCTTACCCTCCTATATCATATCCTAATAACAGAGGGTATCATTTCGGAGATTATTTGCGGTCATATCCTATGTGCGCAACGACAGCAGGAGCAATAGGGTCTGCGGTAGACTCTCACGAAGGCTCTTTGATTGTTAAAGCAAAGCAGGATGCTGTAGATAGAGCTATAGAAAGAGCTTCTAAACGAAAATGGTAGATTTTAAAAGACTAGGGATATATCTAGGAATTGCAGTGTTTAGACGACAGTTGTGTATTCATATTACTCCATTTATCTGGAGAAAATTATATGTATTTGTACCTGATAAACATTTAATAACATGCCCTGCAGATTCATTGCACCCATACGCTATATTTTGCGGACCGTTTCATATTTGGAATTTTAATCCTAATGATATGTTTGAAATATCTCTAGATGTTAATTTTAAAGCTCTTTCATACATTCCGACTGAATTCTATGGAATTAAGAGAATTTTATAGTTGATTTTATATCTTTTAAAAGATATAAATATTATTAGACGCAAATGAAAACATTCGCCAGTTTTATAAAGTAGCTGCATAGTCTCTAACGACTCTATGAAGTGAAACATATAGCAGAGTTTTTTGATAGTTTTTTCTTGGTACCAGAATTAAAAATATCAACCTTTTAATAAGCAGTTTTTAGAAATAGAAACTGTTTTCTTTTATTTAACTTTTGACAAAGGACTTATTATGATTCACAAATACTCGATTAAAATGTCTCTGGACTATATGGATGATAAAAACAATATTGTATCTACTGGAGAACTTATTGTTGGCAAGGCTCATACTCTAGAAGAAGCTTCGGAGATGTTGGAAGATACCAAGCACAGCTTTGTAGATCTTAGTTACGGAATTTCCAATAACGAAAATGTTAATTACAAACGCCGTAAAGTTCACACTAATAATTTTCTAGCAATGACCTCTAACGGATCTGTCCGTGAAGCTATCAAGACAATTGAAATTATAGAAAATTAAGCTTATACTTTTATTTAATTTTGAGAATATATAAACTTAAACAGAGGAATCGAAATAATATGAATGAGATTTTAGAAAAATTAGAAAATGAGATCAATAAAGAGGATAACGAAAAACAACGAATCCAGAATCAATTAGGATCCACTCCTGGTTCGAATCAAGAAGTTAAGGCCATCAAAGCAAAGTTCAGTCAAATCATTTATTCTAATAAATTGATTAAAGACGAGCAAGAAGCTAAGAAAGATATCTTCAAGGCTCTTGATACTGATCACGGAATTCCGGTAAAGATTGCTAAGAAAGTTGAAAAACTGTTAGAAAAAGGATCTGTTACAGAGTTCAACGAAGAAATGGCAGCTATCGAACAACTCTATGAAAAAGTTAGATCCTAGTAATTTTATAAAACATGCACAGTCTCGGGTTAAGCAAAATAATCCCGAGACTGTTTTTTTGATTGGAGGAGGGAAAAGCCTTCTAGAATATCTTCCTGACAAGAATATTCTCAAAGATCAAAATGTTATAACAGCAAACGATGGTTATTTACTGTTTCCTGAGGCTCTAGCATGTCATTTTGCTGATTGGGTATGGTTTGCTTGGAACCAGCAAAAACTCCTAGAAACGTGTTTAAACGAAAATATATCGTGTTGTATCCATCAGGACATTGAAGTGTTTGCTAATTTGTACAATGAACTGGGAATTACTGTATTCCAGAGAGAGCAGCGTAAGAGTCTAACTAAGAATCCATGTTTTCTCAACGGAGGGAACACTGGACATCAGATAATCAATTTAGCGTATCATATAGGATTCAAGAATATCGTTTTATTGGGGTACGATTTAACTGAAGATCCTCAAACGCATTGGCATAATAACCATAGAAGACCTACTAATATTCAAAACTTTACAGATTTTATGATTCCAGAATTTAATACGTTGACTAATTGTAAAGATGATTATAATATAAACATCGTTAACATTAATAAGCGATCTGCTTTGAGATGTTTTGATTTTGGAGAACTCCAGCAATATTTGAAATAAAAGGATCATATTATGGATCAGATTAATGTCTCTAACCCTATTGTAGAAGCTATTAATAAGTGTGCGAATATACATCAGGTAGCTGGAGTATTATCCACTGTGAATTTTACAGAATATCATCCACAATATGCTCTAGATATTATCAATGCAATAATGGCAAAATCAGATGACAGCTAACCACATCCTAGATGTAGTCGTTGCAATAATACAGGAACGTGGGGAGGAGTCGACGGTCATTTATTTGATTGCGAAGATTGTAAGGATACTTCAGTATAAAGGAATAAACTATGAAACATTCGACGGAAATTGAGTTAGACAGGCTTCTTGCTGAATATCAAAAACTCCCTCCTGAAAAACTCACCGAAGCATTAAAATGTGTGGAACAAGATATGGCGGATGCTTTGTTGGAAGGTAACGAATACCGGGCGATTAGGTTATCAGCTTTTATAACACAAGCTCGTAAATCTAAACAATAATAAATGTATAAGAATTAAGGAATTAAAATGATGAATAATTATCCAGATAAAATTTATCTGAAAGGTCATATATTCGAAGGAGATTTTTATCAGGAGGATTTTTCGTTTTCTAGTGTTGATGGATACGTTGAGTATATTCGTGAGTCGAAACCCCTCACACAGCCTAATCAGACGTTGATTGAGGCTTTCAGCGATTCGTGTGTTGCTTGTGGTAAGAATGCTTCCAATATTGCTTCAAACATGGAGGCTGGTGTTTGTTTTTATGATGGAAAACAACGCATAATTCACAATAAATGCTTAGTAAAATTGATTGCAGAGAAAAACAAGAACCTGTCGACAAAAATGATGCTGGATGCTTTGAAGGCAATAGTTGATTTTGATGATACGGATTTTATTACTGATATGTCAGATGGTGTAGATTCATGGCAATCCAATGGCCTTTCCAGTTTAATAAGTAAAGCTCGTGAAGCAATCGCCGCCGCATCGTCCGCACCTGTTGTGGAGGTTGTTCATGGCTTAGAAGAAGCATTAAAAGCGTCTGAAACTTACGGTGAATCGCGAAGAAACAATTGGGATATGAAAGCGATATTAGAAGCCGCTCCTTCAACTCGCACAGCAGAAAGGTAATGTATGATGTTTCCATTCGCACTTTAGAAAATCGTAGACATTATTATTTTTATATTTTCAAGCATTGAGGTGACAATAAAATGACCCAACCAACAAAAGACCAACTTATCGCCGCGAGGGATGCTATTTCTTCCTGTATAAATTTATCTGAAAATCCAAGAATGTCAGACGAAGAAAAAATTATCTGGTCGCAAGGCACGACTTTGAAACCGTTTATCCATATCGGAACAATGAAAACAATCCGCACCCTCCTCGACTCCCATATCAACCCGCCTGATTTGGAGGGGTTGAAGCGGGAAGTTGTTTTGGACATTAGGAAAACACCAGAATTATTACATAAGCACCTTGGTTATAGTATGGAAGAAGTTGTCGGTCATATCATAGACCACCTAGCCCCGCGAATTGTACGGGAGGGGTTCGTTGTTGTGCCAGAGGAGCCTACCGAAAAGCAATGGATCGAATACGCCAATGCTTGTCCCCCATTCACCACATATATGTTCGATGAATGCAAAATTTCCGCAATATGGAGAAACCAGTCTAGGACAGACCACATAGAGGCTTGTAAAAAATCTTACAAGGCTATGATTGCAGCAAGCAAGGGATAATGATGCCGATTATATTAAGCATTTTTCTGTTTATAGTAAATATTTTTATATCGTATATGAATTTTGGTTGTATTTCTTTTTTATCGATTGTAGCTTCGGGATTATTTGGAGTCATAATTTATTTTATGTTTGAGGGTATAAAATAAATGTTCTATAAATTTATTTGTAAAATTTTTGGTCATAATTTAATGAAAAATATTCCATCTTATTTTTCAAATAGGTATGGCTTTAAATGTCTTCGTTGTGGTGCAGTAATTAAGAAGGATTAAAATGAAAAAGATTATAATTTTACTCACAGGAAAACCTGGTTGCGGCAAAGACACCGTAGCTAATATTTTATCAGCTAACCAAATCAACCATCTAAAACTTGCAGATCCTCTTATGAAGATTATGTATGCAATGTTTCCTAATTTTAATTATGAATACAATATTAAAATTAACAACGAGAGAGCTCTTAAAGAGTCTCCTAATGAAGTCTTCCTAGGAAAATCGTATAGAGAATGTATGATTTGGCTAGCTGAAGAGTGTATTAAACCGAAGTTTGGAAAAGATTTCTTTATTAATAATCTACTAGAACGTATTGATAATAGTAATTTTCATATGTTTGTAGTATCAGATCTAGGATTTAAGAATGACGAGTTGTCTCATATTGATCCTAATAAATACAATGTAGCTGTCGTTAAAGTAACTAGAGACAATCTAGATAATATAAAAGACAGCCGTGAAGATATTAATGATGATATCTTCTTTACAATAGATAATAACGGATCTATAGAAGATCTGAAATTGCGTTGTAGTGTTCTAATGTCAATGATAGAGGATAGCTTACCAGATGACTTTAAACTACCTGTCTCCCAATAAGATCAAGGTTATAATTGGAAAGTTTCCTGATATCCAAATAACAGCTCAGAAGACAAATATCCCAGGGATAACGTTAAATCCTGTAAAGACCCCAGTTAATTCTAGTCACGATGCTTGGTTCCCTGGGGATAAGATTGAGTATGAAGATCTGATAGTAACATTTATAGTCGATACAAAACTTGCTGGGTATAAAGCTGTTAGAAGTTGGATGAACGAGATCACCGGACAAGACGGGAAGAGACCTGAATACTTTTCCGATATTACTGTAGAGATCCTCAATAATCATTTTGGAATCAACCAAACAATCCAATACAAATATTGCATGCCTTACCAGATCACCGGAGCAGTTATGGATACTTCTATATCAGAAGAGACTCCTATAACATTCGATTGTGTTTTTAAATTCTCTGATATGAATATTATTGATAATACATAAAAATTATAGTATACTATGTCAATGACATTAGATGAATTATACTCCGAAATCTCCAAAGACTTTGATATAGACGTTACAGATCTCACAAGAGAAGCTGCTAAAGGGTCTTCTTTATTTGTTAAGTATATCAGATTATACTCAGACGAATCTATTAAATACGAATTAATGGAAAACAAACGTAAAGAGCTTATAATTAAAAAAAGAGATTATTATTCAGGAAACGGCACTCCAGAAGAATATAAAGCTAAACCGTTCAGTTTAAAACTCCGCACAGATACTGCGATCAATAAATATATAGAATCTGATCCTGAAGTTATTTTATATGATCAGAAAGTTCTAATCCAAAAACAAAGAGTTAGTATATTGAAAGAATGTATGGAAGAAATTCGTAGAAGATCTTTTACAATTAAAAACATTTTGGACCATCAGAAGTTTATAAACGGTGGATGATCAAGAAACTATAAACATCTATGATTATAATGAGACTTATATACAGCTAGACTCAGACCCTTCTGTTATGGCTGAGATTAGAGAGTATTTTACATTCGAAGCTAAGAATGCTAGATTCCATCCAAAGTTCAAGGCTAAGCAATGGGACGGCAGAATTAGGCTATTATCAGCAGTCAACAACACGATCTATAAAGGACTTATTCCTTACATAAAAGATTTCTGCGATGAACGTGGATATAATTGTGAAATAGATCCAGCTATCTTAAAGACTCTCTCTGAAAATATTCAATTTGATATAGATCATCTTTTAAAATACGTTGATCCTGTATTTCCTCCTTACGAATATCAAAAGAAAGCTATAGAGCATGCTATAAAAAGCACTAGATGTCTTCTACTGTCTCCTACAAGTTCTGGTAAATCGTTCATAATATATCTGATGATGAGACATTACCTATCTGTGGGTCTCAGAGTTCTTCTCGTCGTTCCCTCTACTCATCTTGTAGAGCAGATGGTGTCAGATTTTAAAGAGTATCAACCAAGCTTTGATATTGACTATATAACCCATAAAATTTATGACGGGGCTGATAAACTCTCTCATAAACCCTTGACAGTCTCAACGTGGCAATCAATAGTAAAGCAACCTAAGAAATACTTTAATGATAATTATGATGTTATAATAGTTGATGAAGCTCATAATTATAAAGGTGAAGAAGTTAGAAAAGTCTTAGAGTCTGCTGATCAGGTTAAGTATAAATTCGGACTCACTGGAACCTTGGATGATGTGGATATCCACAGATTCACTATAGAAGGCCTTCTAGGGAAATCCTTCACAGTCACTACAACTAGTGAAATGATAGGAGCAGGATTATCTTCGGATATATCAATTAAACCTATAGTGTTAGAATACGATCAAACCATAAGAGCTTCCAATAAAAAATTTGAATATAAAGATGAAGTTGAATTTGTAATAGGATGTCAAAAGAGAACTTCATATATTAGTAAACTAGCTCTACAACTAGCTCAAAAAAACACAAATACTCTTATTCTAGCAGACAGAGTAGAACATGTAGAATCTCTTTATAATGAGATATCAAAGTATACTAGGAGAGTATACAAGGTAACAGGATCAGTCGATGTAAAAGAGCGCGAGAGGATCAGGAAGCTTGTTGAGTCTGAAGATGGTATAATTCTAATAGCTACATACGGGACATTTTCTACAGGTGTTAATATTAAGAATATCCAGAATATTATTTTTGCCTTTGCAGGAAAAGCTTACATCAGAACTCTACAATCCATAGGTAGAGGATTGAGACTTGACGGAAAATCTAATAAGATGACTTTATACGATTTTATAGATGATTTTGGATTTATATCTAAAAACGGTAAAAAGGCTAATAATTATATATACGAACACGGAATAAAAAGACTTTCTATATACATGAAAAGCAAATTCAAATTTAATATAGTAAAAATCAAAATATAGATTGATTTGCTTTAGACAATCATCTATAATATATTCTTATCAACAATACGGAGAATCATTGTAATGAGCGAAGACGATCAACAATATACAAAAATTAACATTTTAAATTCTTCCAAAAAGTTGATCCACAAGGATTCCAACAACTTCAAAATATCTGAGGTTGAAAAGAAATACAGTGCAGTATATCTTGGAGAGTTTTGTTTGAAGTCCCCTTCAGAAGGATGGATGAATCAAGCTTATTCGTTGTTTTATACTCCTAAAGCACACCCTCAAGGATCTAATTATTTTGCTCTGTATTATATGTGGGATCTTGTAAGTTTAGAGACTGGTAAACCTAAACTGTATATCACAAACGGAATATCTGCTGTGGTAGATCCTGAGACTGGTGATAGAGTAATTTATACTGGAGTTGATTGCGGTGATGATGAAATTCTATATTCAGCTTATCGTCACGACTATCAAACATATAAAGATTTTATGATTGACGGTGGTAGAGATTATACTAAACGTTCTATGAACGGTAATCTCGTCAGCTTTAAAATTGTAGATGATCAGATAGTATTAGAGGATTAGTTGTGAATATATTTTTAGATTGCGAGTTTAATAGCTTTGGAGGCAAATTGTTATCGTTGGCTATGATCGACGATGCTGATACTTATTTCTATGAGATTATACACTACGATAATATAAAATATGATCCTTGGGTATCAGAGAATGTCCTTCCTATCATGAAAACGGATCCTATAACAGGAAAATCTAAAGACCCTATCCCATTTCAGGTATTTCAACATAAATTATATGAATATTTAAACCCGTATTATCCAGCCAACATTATATGTGATTGGCCTGACGATATTAAATATCTTTGCGAAACTCTGATGACCGGACCAGGAATTATGATTCCTCTTAATGAATTGAATTTTTACATGTCTAGGTCTCTAGGAACTTCTGGAGCTAAGCCTCAACATAATGCTCTTGCAGACGCTATAGCTATTAGAGATAATTATTACAAACTTCAGAACGATAAGATAAAATTCTTTTAGAAGCTTAGATAGTTTCCGAATATAGGATCAGGATTTCTTGTTACAATAGGCATAGACATATATGTATTGTTTACTGGAGATATATTAGCTACTGTATTGTTAAAACTAGAAGGCTCTCTAGGACCTCCTGTGTTCATAGAAGCTTGTTCTATTTTGCTTTGATTAGACATCATATCAACAGTCCTCTGATCTTGTTTGGCTGAAGGCTGAACATCTGGGGCTTTTTGATTAGGGTATGCAAAATCATGCAGAGAATCTGGTGCGAATTTCATTTCGTATCCCAGAATATTTATTTTATTGTCTTCTGGAATAAATTTTTGAAGAGCTGATCTTATAGTGTCTAGGAATCCATTGACTATAGAATCTTTAAGAGAAGTAATTTTATCCGTAATAGTTTTAACAGTATCATTAAAGAAATCTCCAATGTCGTTGAATATATTTCCCCAACCATCCCATATTCTATATACAAGTATTCCTATTTGATCTGTAATTTTATCATAGCTGAATATATCAGTACCTATGAGATCATTTAAAGGAGATAGCAATTCGTCTACAATATTTTTAAATGTAGCTTCTATAAGAGCAGCACCTCTCTTGCCTTCATCGTAAGCATTATAAGCTCCCTGAGCTCCTGCTATGGCAGCAGCACCTACTGTAAGAATACCAGCACCCTTCATAGCAACTTTACCTACAGTCCCCAATACTCCTGGTACAGCTTTCATAACTTTAGTAAATTTCGAAACTTTTGGAATTTCTTTGGCAACCTTACCGAATGAGCTAGAAAGTTTTCCACCTTCTCCTACAGCAAACTTCTCTCCTGCTTTAAAGATGTTTCCTATTTTACCAGCAACTTTAGGAGAAATCTTTTCAAATAGCTTCGGAGCAATTTTAGAAAGAATCCCTCCAATTATTTTGTTTCCTAAAAGAATTTCGAACAATCCTATCAAAGCTCCTTCCAGCAAAGGAATAAACCTCATAAACATAACATTCTCAAGCATCTTCCAAAGAGGATTTTTAGAATCTCCTTTGACTTCAGCTATAACATGATCTTTTAAACTAAATGTGTTATCAGCTTTAGCTTTTTGAAGATTAAATTTGGCCGACTTCTCAGCTTCTTTAGCTAACCTATTAGAATCTTTAATCACCGCTAGTTGATCTTCATTGATTCCCCAAACATCACTAGTAGCTTTTAAAAGATCTCTCATAATGTTAGAGATATCATCTAACTCATGATACACCAAATCGAATATATTAGTATGGCCTATATTCTCTTTCTTGATGATCTTGATATCTTTAGCTTGTTCGTCTACAGCCTTAGTTTGCTTTACCTGCTCTTTATTGTTCCCCATGAGGTCATCTACAAAATCTCCTAGATACCCTCCAATCAATCCAAGATCGGGAAGCTCAGACAACAGGTAAGATTGCATTAATCCCAAAGAATCTACTAACGTTTTATTTGCAGATCTCATCACAGGAATCATTGCTAAAGCAATAGCAGCAGATAAACCCTTTACAGAGGAGTCATTAGAATCTCTAACTTGAATATTTTCAGTAGAAGTATTACCCTTAGGTAAGGCTTTTTTGTTACTAGACGTCTTCTTTGCCATTTCCTGAAGTTTCTGTTGCTTTTGTGATTAGTTTATTGGTATTGACATCTTGATATGTAGCTCCAAACACATACACTGATATAACAAGCCCAGCTAGCGAGAAAGAAGAAGTTACAAGTGTTTCGTATATCCTTGTATCTGTTCCTTTATATGTAATATATAGAACTATAGCTGCGCATACTGCTAGGGTTGTGTATATAATTCTTCTTCTATGAAGCCATCCGTCATTGGCTCTTCCAATAAGATCTTTAGACATGTTTTCTCCTATGAATGATCTAACATGTCCTTCTTTTCTTGTAAGTATCTTTCTAGGAAACCTATGTAGATAGATCTTTCCCAGGGGATCATGTTTTCTAGTTCATCTATAGAGTATTTATGATGATTAGCTAAAGTAAAGTTTGTTGCATAATAAGAAGGTAATGATAGGTCACAGATTATTCTAAAAAACTTTTAAGACCTACCATCTCAATAGTTTCTTCGTGTCCACAAGAAGAACATTTTACAAGCTTTTTATATCTCAACCTAGGAAGATCTTCGAAGAATTTTTTGATCTTAGAGAACTGTGAGTCTGTTAATGATTCGATCCAATCAACAAGATCTTCTTCTGTATAATCCTTAGTATCAAACAGATCGTCTCCCTTATAGATAGTGTCTATAAATTTAGAGAATACTGAATACACTTGAGTTATATTATTAGATTCATAGAGAGTCTCTATAAACTGTATGGAAGATAGTGTTGGATACTTTAAAATAACTCCAAACTTTTCACTATCTTCTAGAGATATGTTATTAGATGTCTTAGAATCTACAGTAACTTCATTGAGATCAATTTGAATTTCATTGACGTGTCCGCATTTTGATCCATCTTCTTTATCATGATCGCACTTGAATGCTACATCGACCACAGAACCTTTAGATTTAATTCTTAGATTTAAGAAGATATATTCAAGATCAACTAAAGCTAACTTATCAACATCTATAGCATCGTAAGTGCATCCAGATACAACTGTTTTAATTGTGTCGTATATTGTAGTGTCTGCTTTATCCTGAAAAGCTATCATGATAGCTTTTTCTTCTTTTACTAGGAAAGGTCTGTACTTAACTTCCCTTCCGTTGGAAGGTAATTTGAGGGTATATGTGGGAACTACACTTTTTGGTAGAGTCATTTTACGGTATCACTTTCTTTATAATATTTAAAATATTTATACTGTTATCTTTCCTATTTTACCGTTATAAGAATCTATAACAGCTTCTATTTGCATTCTATAATCTAGAGGAGACAGTATATGTTTTATTGACGTTATCAGGTAGTATCCCGAATAATACTTAGAAGGAGTTCCTGTGATAGAGGCATCAACTTCACTAAAATTATAATCAGTCAGATCAATCTTCACACAATCTCCTACTTTATGTCTGGAGTTTGCCGGTATCTCGAATTGAATCTTAAAGTTGTTTAGAGCTGCTAAACAGGATATTCTCTTTTGAAGATACTGCTCGGGACCGATATACTTGGAGTTATCATTGTATCTATAATCTTCTAGGCTTGTTATAGGGTGATTTCTCGTTGACATAACAGGAAGAAAAAGCCTTCTTGAATTATACTGTTGAGTTATATCGTTTTTATTAGACTCGTCTAGATATATCGGTGGAAAATCTTTAGGATTATTAACATCTAGAAGATCTCTGTTTGTAGTTTCCGAATTGTAGAAATCTTTTAAATAATCAAATTCAACAACATTAGTTTCCCCTGTATGGATATCATAAGTCGTTAACGACGATGCGTACATTCCTGAATTGATATTTTTAATGATATCATAAGATCGTTGTATTTGAAGTTTTTCTATAGTTTCCGTATCAACGTCTCTTTGAGTGCTTTGTTGATTTTGTGCGGCGTTTCCGTATTTAAAAGTAACTCCAAGCTTACTATTGATTTCCTTAGTTTCAAATAAAGTTTCTAAACTGACAAACTGAAATCCTCTTTTGTTTTCAAAAAACATAAAATTAGCTATCTCGTATTCATCTGCCCCGTATCTCCCAGGAGCCAACCTTAAAGATTTATTAGCAAATTCTTGTATCATTTCTACAGGCTTCGTATAGGGAAACGTTATACAAGGTTCTATGTTTTTAGTTTTTTCTACAAATAATTCTACAGCATTATCTTCTGATACGTTTTCGTATTCAGCTTCGATATTATTAGAGCTTATATATGGAGATCTTCCAAACCGGGATATCGGTTCAGATAAAGTGTTTGTAGGAAATCTTAAACCTTCATCTGCCGTCATTATTTGAGTAACTATTTCTGAAGATCTAAACCCTCTATAAGATTTAGATATCTTCGAGAGTTCATTAGTTTTATATTCAGGGGAAGCAAAGTATAAGGAATAAACTCTTTGAAAATCTTTTATTTGGTTTACATCGTCTATTCTAATGATATCGAAAGTTCTGTGTATATAATCTATAGCTTGGTTCTCGCTTGAATAATTGTAAGAATAAAACTTTAGAGTTAGTTGTTCATTTCCAGAGATAGGAAGTTTATCGAATAATCCTAATGTGTCCGATATAGTGATTTTACCGTTGAGACAGGGGGAGAACATATCTTCGTATAATATGAGCCCTTGAAAAATAGGAGCGATATCAATCTTGTCTCCTAGACAAGTCGTCAATATCATCTTCTCTATTGTAGGGGTTCCTGCAGCCTTTATATACATCTATAGAGCTTTTCTAAGTTGAGTTTTTAATTCAGCAAGAACTTGAGGAACATAATCTTTTTTGAGAAGTTTAACTTTTCTTTTAAGTTCGTTTATATTCTGTTCGAAAGTCAGATTAGATACAGGATGAGTTGTTACAGTGTTTGTCCATATACCTTCAGCAGTCTCGTAGTGGTGTATAGAATATATATTTTGAACTCCGTATTTTTCAGATACAAAATTGTATAATTGGGAATCCGACATGCACCATCCTGTATACAGATCATCTATATCATTGATCATTAAAATTATCCAGTACAGTTGAGGATCTCCGTAAACTTGATATGCCAATTGTTCGGGAGTTTGACCGTCTTTAACTTGGACATATTCAAATAGCACCGTATTAGTTTTAATTTGATTTAGGAAGTCTATTCTAATGGTTGTATTAACAACTCCATCCGACGTCTTTGGAAAATTTTCAAATAAGCTAGGCATCTTTTACACTCCTGGTGTCTTAGTTGTTTTCAGGTCAGTTTCTAAGAACGACATTGAAAGAGTGATTTGGGAAGTGTATCCATCATCCATTAACTGAGTGTTGGATTGAGAATATCCAACACTCACGTTCTGACAGACGCAATAGTTTATAACAGGAAATCCTTTAACGTTCCTAAAATGAATTCCAAATTCAGCAGGAAAATTAAAAAACGAGTCTGAGTTGTTTTCTATAGAAGGCAGAGAATGTTTAGTGAATGTTTTAATGATATTGTCTATGATCTCTGATTCTTGTTGAGAATATGGCAGGAATGTCCATTGCCAAGAAAATGATCTAGGCTCAGATCCGTTGTATAAAGCTTGTTTCTTTGGATTGGGAGTAAGAGCAGCGATCTTTTTAAATGTATCTCCTACAGTAAGAGATGCCATAGTTTTACCTATAATAGCAGCACCATCGAGAACACTGGAAGATCTTAAAACATCTCTAATCCCTTCTATCATTCTAAGATCAGTCATTTCCCAAGAATGGCTATAGTTATTTTGAACATTATCAGGAAGAGGTAGATATACCCTCTCTAAAACCGTTGGAGGATGTTGAGATAGTTTAATATCTCCTTTAGGCTTCTCTATTTTCCCAGATGATGCCGGAGCAGAGTCTTTAATCCAGTTACGGTCTCTGAACTTTACAATATCGAACGACATGTAAGGATAATTGTTATCAGCTTTGTGACCCAAATCAATTGGATATCTTATAGACATCTAGAACCTTTTAATAAATATACATTTAATACTTAATTATTTATTGTTGAGTTATATGGCTTTAAACAACGCTAAATCCGGAAGATACTACCCAAAGAATCCTCAGAAATATGCTGGAGATCCTAATAAGATCATCTATAGATCTATGTTGGAGAGAAATCTTATGGTTTATTTTGACAAGACTCCAAATATTACTAAGTGGGCGTCAGAAGAGATAGTAATTCCTTATATAAATCAACTAGATAACAGTAGCCATCGATATTTCCCGGATTTTTTAATAGAATATATAGACACGAATAATAAACTTCGCAAGATGCTTATAGAGGTTAAACCGTACAGCCAGACCATAGAGCCCAAGCCTAAAAAGAATAAGAAGACTATGTTATTCGAAACTACTACATGGTTGACTAATAAATCTAAATGGGAAGCTGCAGAGGCTTGGTGTAAACAACATGATATAGAATTTAAAATTCTCACAGAAAAACAAATAAAACCACAGCCGAAATCTTAATAAATAATCATATGATAGAGAAGACTGAAACAATCACTCAAAGACTCGAAAAGCTTGCTAGGCAAAGAGGTCTGGAACCTTTTGCTATGAAGTCTATGAATTGGTTTATAGACAAAGCTAAATCTGTTAACAGAGCTGACGCTCGTAAAGAATTGTTCAAGCATGGTAAGAAGAAAAACGGAGCTCCTGCATTGGGGAGAATGTACTTCTACCAGTATAATGCTAAGACTAAAGATCAGCTGCCTTACTGGGATTCTTTTCCTTTGATTTTTATGCTAGAGCTTAAAGAAGATGGTTTTTTAGGAATAAATACCCACTACCTACCTCCAAAAGCTAGAGCTCTCCTGATAGATAGGCTTTTGAGTCTCAGATCTAACAAAAAATATACAGATTCCGTCCGTTTACGGATGACCTACCAACTGCTAAAAAACATTCCAAAATATGCTCTATTTAAACCCTGCCTGAAGAGATATTTGTTTTCTCATATAACGTCCAGAATAATAGAAATTCCTCATACCGAATGGGAAGCTACGGTGTTTCTACCATTACAACAATTCAATAAAGAAGTAAACTCTAGAATCTGGTCAGATTCTATGAATGGAAAATAATCATATGACAAGTATCAACGACATCATCTCTCAAGTAAATAAAAATTACTTCACCAAACCTAATAGATATTCTGTAGCTATTAATGGAGGGTATGGAGAAACTGTTGTTGGAGACGCTTCTAGAGATGTTATGTTCAACTGTGCTCAAGTAAATATTCCCGGATTAAATATAGGAACGACTCAGCACCGTAAATACGGTCAGGGTGTTCCTACATTCATGCCAACAGGAAAATCTTTTACAGATTGTACATTATCGTTCTATGAATCTGAAAAAATGAATGAGAGAGCTTATTTCTCTCAGTGGGCTTCTTCTATTCTAGATTCTAAAACAGGACGTCTAAAGTATTTTGATACTATCAAGAAAGATATCACTATAACTCAATATGATCTTAGAGATAATATTACATATCAGTGTATTTTGAGAGAAGTTTTCCCTTCTAACGTATCCCCTTCTGATAGATCTTATAGTGCTGAGAATACAGTATCTCAGTTCGTTGTGTCGTTTCAGTTTAGATCGATGGAAGAGATTTTCAGTAAATAATCGCTTGACTCTTCAAGAAACTTCTATAATATAAATAATATGAACAAGGAATACGATATGAAAACATTTAAAGAATTTTTAGTAGAAGATACAACAAATGGTAATTCTGGTAGATTGACTATGGAAGAAATCCATAAAAGAGCGGAAACTACATCACGAACACGCGAACTTAGTTAGTGAGATGAGGAAATATACATGGGACGATGAGCGTACTCCTGATCTCCCAAAAAGATCTAAGAAAGAAAACGGTATGAAATCAGAGCATAGAGAGAAGATGGATGATAACTTTCGATATAAACTCAGAATGTATCCAGGAGACATTACACCATCGATGTTGCATAATCAAGCATCTAAAGCTCTAGGGTTAAACCTAAAAAAGCTCCTCCTCTATACAAGGGAACGGAATAATAAAAAGAAAATAGATCTTTAAGATCTATTTTCTTTTTATAAATATATCCATGACAATCATCTCGGATATATTAAGCAATTCTACATCATACACTCCAGAGAATACAGATATAGACTATCACAAGTCTCATCTGAATATTCTCTTGCAACAGTTGAAACGCAAGACTAATATAGAACAATCCAAGGTCTGGGATTATATTGCAGTCGAGAATGATCCGTTCTTCTCTAGAAGATATCCTTCCAATAACAATAAAATATCCAAGATAATGAGCAATGTCTCTACATATCAGACAGCTCTAACAGCAACCCTCAACCAATTATATCTAGCTAAAGTTTATAATTTTATACCGAAGAACCTCTTGGATACTATAAAAACATTATCTGGACTAGCTGATACTACTAATAACCTTCTTCCTACAATATCTCAACAGATCCCGTTGCAGATGATAGAGCAGGCTCTCCTAACAGATCTTTTAAGTTATTTTGATAACGGACAAGCAACATATAATGATGTTTTAAGTATGTATAGTTCTGTTCTACAGAATGCTGAGCTATTTCAAAATATTCAAACAGGGGATCTTAAATCTATTTTATCGTTGCCTCTTAAGCAGTTCTTGCCCGAAGAATTTTCAGTTATCTTGGAAAGCTTGGCTTATCTAGATCTGCTAGATGAAATTTTTACAACAGATGACGATAAGAATAGTTTCAATTTAGCTATTTTAAACATTTTCAAATCAACCGAATCCAATACAGTATCTTCATATGTTAATCCTGACGAATTTCAAAATTATAATATATCATATTCTGATCCTCTAGGGATAACTCACCAGGATTCTATGATGTCTCAGATGGCATCTAATATATTTTCTAGTATAAATCCTCAATTGAATTCTTTATATTCTCAGCACAATATAAGCTCTCAACATGCTTCTAATATCACAACATCGTTAGAACAATCGTTTAGCACCTCCATAGTCGATCCAATATTAGATTCGGGAATCCTTTTGCCGGATTTGACAGATTGTTCTAATACTATTAAGGCTAACGCTAATAACGATGTCATCAACTCCTTTAAAAATTGTTTTGTTTTGTTCCAACAAGAAATCATCAAGAGGATTCCTGAAATATCTCAACAATCAACATCGTTCGATTATCTTGTTAATATTAAAAACAATCTAGAATTAAGAGATCGATATATAAACACAGGATCATCAATAGAGAATCTCCAAGAAATTCGAGATTATATAGAAACAAATACAACATCTAAGCTTTCAGACAAACAGCTAGATGATTTGTATATAAAAATCAAAACCGTATTAAAGGATTAATAATATAATGGATATGTTATTTGCAGGTAAAAACGGGTTCGTTTGGTGGTTTGGAAAAGTTGAAGAAAATAACGATGATCTTGGGATAGGTCGTGTGAAAGTCCGTATAGACGGTTGGCATAATCCAGATGATACTGAACTTCCTACGGCAGATCTTCCTTGGGCTGGAATTATTATGCCGGTTGATAATGCGGGAGTAGGAGGAGCTGGAAGAACTCCTGTTGGAATGCTTCCAGGAACTAGAGTTGCTGGATTTTTCTTGGACGGTGAATCTGGCAAGCAGCCTATGGTTTTTGGAACTCTCGTAGGATCAGCTATAAGCACAGTAGAAAGAGCTGTAGAAGAAGGTTCGACTCCTCAACAACCCTCTGTATTAGATTACATCCCAGGAGCTTCCATCTTTACTAGAGAAGGAGATTGTCCTGAAGGATCTACTACAGAGACTACATCGTACAATGAACCAATCTCCACAATTCCTTCTGATATAAAAATTAATAAAGACGAGTGGTGTTTGCCTTGCACGGGATTTGTGTCGTCTGCATACGGAGAAGTTCAAAGAAGAAGTCATAGAGGTGTTGATATATGTCCTGCTGGATTTTATAAACAAACTTCACCTGGGGCTTCTCATGTGGGAGGCATTCTTAGAGGGCCTACTGGAAACCCTGTATATGCTGCAGCAGATGGTAAAGTTGTTTATAGGTGGTCTAAGGATCAAGGACAAAAAGGATCTCTAACAACATACGATAAAAACAAACAAGGATCTAGATCTTTTGGGAATGCTATTGTTATACAGCATAACACATCTACAGGGCCTTTTGTTACTGTATATGCTCATCTAGGATCCAATCAAGATCCTTCATTAGATTCAGCTAATTCTGGAGTGCTAGTTAATGTCGGAGATGTTGTTACAAAAGGTCAGCAAATAGGGACAATGGGAAGAACCCACGTCTGGGACAGTTTAACTCACTTGCATTTTGAGATAAGAGTAGGAACAGGTCTTCCTGCTACACCTAACCATATAAACCCCGGAATAGTGTTTCCTCAGTTATCTCATAGACACAACTCATACAGAAGTTGGGTAGATTCTCAAAATAAATATAATATAGATCCAATATTCGACCCTAAAAAAGCTCCTGTTATAGCTAGAGATAGACCTGTATAATGACTAAGAAAATTGAAATTGATATTAGATCCAATGTTCCTGAACTATCTTACGGGACAGGTCAAGGAAAGTCTGTTGATATTAGATCCGCTAGACTTAATCATATTATTACAGCAGATGATAAGGTTATCCTGACCGAACCTTCGTCGCAATCTCATAGCCAATACCCTTACAATAAAGTAGATCAATCTCAATCGGGACACATTAAGGAAGTCGACGATACTCCAGGAGCTGAACGTTTAATGGAGATGCATAAATCCGGGACATTCTACGAGATTCTTCCAGACGGCACTAAAATAGCTAAGATATTTGGAGACGATTTCTATATTGTTTTAGTTGATCATACGTTAGTCGTTGGAGGGAATCTTAATATAACCGTTCAGGGGGATGCTAATTTTCTAGTCAAGGGGAATATGAAAACTAAAGTTGGAGGAGATTATGAACTCCAAGTTCATGGAAACATGACTACTAGAGTTCAGGGCTCTGAGCTGCATTATACAAAGGGACCTGTTGATTTTCAGTCAAATTCGAACATATCAATGAGATCTCAGGGAAACTTTGTGGTAGATTCTACAGGACATTTAAACTTGCAGTCAAGGTCAAAGGTGACTTTGAGATCTCAGGGGCCCGGTCAATTCTATTCTACAGGAAATCTTGATCTAGACGGATCTAAAGTATATTTAAAAACTCATAATACCGATCCTGGAAAACTTAATATAAAATCTAAAGATCCTACAGGAGGATTATCTATTCCCGATACCGTTATATCTCCAAATAGAGAAACTCTAATGAAGCTTAGAACTGACAATAAATTGATTTTAGGATTAGATGATGATATAAAGAGTTATTCGAAAGATCGTTCTAAGATCATTTAAAGAATATCACCAAGAAGATCTTAATAAATATATTAAAGAATATTTAAAATTAACATATGTGTTCATTAAATACTTAATGATTATATATTATGTAGAGACAACAGTCAACTAAAAAGAGAACAACCAATGAAAACGTTTAAAAGTCTAAGAGAGTCAACTATAGAAGCTTCCATGAACCCTACAGTAGATACAAATATAATCAATAATTTGGTGAAGTTCTCTCAGCAGATCTCCCAGTCATTTCAGCCAAACTTGACAATTTTAATCAATAAGATTGAATCTGAATTGAATAAATTTGCTCTGACTTTAGGAGATGTCGATACTGATACTCCTTTTGAAGACGAAGGAACCGATGATTATATTATACATTTTTATTCTACAAAAGAAGTTGTAAAAAATGTATTCTTGACTTTATCTTGGAGAAGGATTCAAGGTCAGCAATTTGAATACACCACAGACGGATCCAAACTCGTCAATGATGTTAATTTGATAGTTAATCTTGTAGATCCTACGGATATGGACAGCATCTTAAATAGTGATGACGAAGAAGAAATGACGTTTGTTAGAATGGATGAATCTAAGATCAGTGATTTAAAAAACGAAATAGGAAAAGACTATGAGGGTAAGCTTCCTACAGCAGAAGACATGGGATATTTTCATGGAAGCTGGGGAAGGAAAGATAATCCTTATAAAAAAGGAACAATACATCATAAACATTATGAATCTGGCCATATTGCAGGAACAGATGATAGAGAGTCTAATGCAATGCACTATCCGGGGGAGGTGGATGAATCAGGGAGTGATCGTATTGATAACATTGAAAAGTCTGTTCAAAAAGCTCATCTACTAGCGTCCCAAAAAAATATCAAAGGTTTATCTAATCATATAAGCTCATTGGACAGAAAAACAAGAGATGCTATCGAAGATTCTTTGCTATCTCATAAAGAAAACGGAACATTCTACAAAAAACATATATTAGGATTAACAGAAGAATCTCTAAACGAGATTTCTAAAAGCAAACTAAACCAGTATGTGAAAAAAGCTTCGGACGATCTAGCAGTAACATCTCAGCTTCAAGGTTCAGAACTTCAAATTAGAAATAATACAAATCATGAAGGCGAATACGATAGAGCAAATAAGAACGTTCAAGATTATGCTGCCATTAGAGCAAGACGTAAAAAAGGTATCGCTAAAGCTGTAGACAAGCTCACAGAAGAATCTTTAGAATCTCGCCCAGATCTTCAAGGATGGCACGACGGATACAATAATCATCCAAAACCTGGCAAAAAAAGCTTAAACCTCTATTACAGAAATAATCCAGATCACATCTCAATGTATCATGCTTCGTACGACGAAGGTAAAAAAGAAGCTGAAAAAGACTCTAAACAAGTAAACGAAGCTCGTGGTAAATACGAACAAGATTGGGACAAGTCTAAATCGAAGATCGTAGACTCTCCTAAATCAACAAAAGATAAAGTTGTTGATAAAATGAAAAAATCTTTCAAGGAACTTAGATGCAAGCTTCAAGAAGAATCTTTAGAAGAAGCTTATAATTTTGATGTGTTGCTAACAGCTACTCATGCTGATACTGGAGAAGAACTAACTCATCAAACAACAGTTAAAGCTACTGATACTGAAGATGCTTACGAAAAAGCTAAAGCAGAAATGCTTTTAAAACATCCTAAGGCAACTTATGTAGCAAATATTCATACACCTTCCGGCACAATGATAAAAGAAGCTTCTGACCCGACAGACGTTCTTAAAATTAACGTACCTGCATTTATTCGTTGTATGGAATATGCTATGGAAGACGTTAAAGAGGATGCTGAACTTCACGAGTTTGTTGAACATCTTTTAGCAATGTCTAAAAATCAAGATGTATTGGACACAGATGCTTATGAAAAGGCTGTAGAGGCTTGCTCTAAAGAAGAAGCTGCCCAAGCTCTGAAAAATCTGCACGACAGAGAAGCATCTAAGAAAGATTAAAAATGAAAACATTTAAAGAATTCCTAAAAGAAGATACTGTATCTAGATGGAAAAACTACGATACAACTAAAATACCTGTAAAATCTCATATTTCGTATGATGAAAAACAAAAAATGTATCGTCATGAGTTTAGAGACGATGCTGGTAATCAATGGGGAAGTGAGACGTTTCATAAAACTCAAGAACGTGCTGAAAAAATGTTTAAAGATCCTCATACAGTGCTTAAAAGAAATAAAGGCGATAAAACATCTTTTGTGTTTAAGGACAAAGAATTGAACGAAGCTTGGATAGACGTCGAGGGTGCAAAACTTAAAAGGCATTCCGAACACTTGTCGGGAGCTATTATGTCTCAACATAAAGATCTTAATGAACCTTCTAACCAATCTATATCTGCAAAGTC